TATCTGAGTCGTTAAGACTGGCAGTTGTGCCAGATGTACCTCCCACTTCAACATGGAGGTCATTAATAGAGATTGCTCCAGAGGTTTGAAGTGCCATTTTAAGTTATACTAAAAGTGTGTGCCACTGTTCCTATAAAAGCAGTATTTCTGCTTCCATTACTTAAAATCTGACTACTTGGATAACTTAAACCAGTTAATGAGTCTATACTCCAAGACCAAAAAGTTTGTAAAGTATTATAAGTATAATTTGCAGAAGTTCTGTTTAAAGTTATAGGAGAAGACGGACCTCCGCTTGATAAGTAATGATAAATAGTCAGTGAAGTCCAACCAGAATTAAAAACTGGCGTATCTATTCTTAATATTATACTTGAGCTTCCTCCAAACATAGGAGGATTGTTTGTTAGTTCCACTATATTTGTTCCTCCCCAGCTGGCACTGCTCAAACTTCCAGTTCCTGAGGTGGTTGCAAAACCGTAATAATGAAAGCTAATAGGGGAGCTAATTGAAAAATTTCCAACATTTATTGTTCTGTTTCCAGTGCTTGCGCTGCCAGAAATAGGGAAAGTTTGTCTAGGGTCATTTGAAGCGCCATAAAAATCAGCAAAATCTATTTCAGTCCCAAGCGTACTATTAATAACTCTGCCAGAAGCAGCGCCTAAATTTCTTATATCAGAGTCATTTAAACTAGCTTGCGTTCCACTTGTGCCGTTTGCTTCAACATGAATTTGGTCTAAACTTATTGCTCCAGAATTCTGCAGAGCCATATTATCCTCCGTTTATTTGAGGAGATACTATATCTATAATTCTTGAAATTTGATTGATTACTTCTTGTTGTTTTTCAATCTGTTCTTGCTGTTCTTTAATAGCTTCTACCAAAAGACCGACTGTGTTGCCATATCTTATAGCTAAATGATTTTCTTTGTTTTCATCAAGAGTTTCAGTTTCATAAACTGCTTCTGGTAATACTTTTTGCAAATCTTGTGCAATTAATCCAGTTAATCTATTTCCGTCTGATTTTAAAGTGTAAGTAATTCCTTCAAGCTGTTTTACTTTATCAATAGCATTATTAATTTTTGTAATATCTTCTTTTAGTCTTTTATCACTTGGAGAGCCATAGGCTGTAACATTTCCTGAAAAAACTGCATTACCACTTCCGTCAATAGAAAATCTATTGCTACCTCCAGAGTCTTGGAAATAAATATTAGTATTAATTTTTATATAAGTTGGTCCAGCACTTGCAGTAAAATAAAATCTATTTGCTCCGCCAGTATCGTTAATCCAACCATTAGTAGCAAGCTGAGCAGAAGTAGCTATAGTTCCTTGAAAAGAGCCATTGATTGCGCTAGTAGCTGTTAAAGTTGCTGCAGTAACCGTTCCAGTAGATGTTATTGCTCCACAATTTAAAGTGCTTGCTAAAGTTAAAGCTCCTGCAGAAGTAAGCTCCATTCCTGCAGTTGTTCCGTCTGCTTGATAAACAACAAAATTTCCGCTTGACCCTATGACCATAACGCTAGTAGATGATGCACGCCTAAATATTATTGAGCCAGTTTCATTATCAAAATATGTGTCAGTGCCGTTATGGTAAATTTCTAAATCTTGCGAATCTCCAATTCTAATTTTATCGTTATCGCCTAAATCTATTTGGTCCGCTGCTAAAGTTCCAACAACACTAACTCCATTTGTAGTAGTTGTTAATTTAGAAGAATTATCATAAAAAAGAGCTACAGCTCCATTTTCTGTAAAAGTAATTCCAGACTCAGTGCCGTCATTGTTGTAAATGCCTAAAGCAGAAGCATAAATTTTTAAATCTCCAGTACCAGCATCTTTTATATAACTATGACTTCCGTCATGGAAAATTTCTAAATCATCTCCAGTTCCAAAAATAGCTTTATCATTATCATCAAAATTAGCGGAAGCAAAACGAACATTAACTTTTGTTCCGTTAGCAGCAAATATTCCGTCTATAGTGTCAAGACCATTATTTAATTTTGTACCCCATGTGTCCGTACTACTTCCAACCTCTGGCTTAACTAGAGATAAATTTGTGGTTTGCGTATCTGCCATAATTAATTCCTTTCTATGCTGCTATTTTTTGTTCGGTCCATGTTTTATTACTTGCATTTTGTTCAGCCCAAACTTCATTGTCTGCAGCTTGTTCTGACCATGTTTCTAAGCCAACACCTTGCTCAGACCATGTTTCTGAGTCTGCTTGCTGCTCAGACCAAACTTCGCTTGCAACGCTTTGGTCTGTCCATTTTATAACACCTTCTGCGGCAAAGCCACTTGTTGCATTAATAGTTGAAGCACAATTTACGGTTAACGAAGCTGTAGCATTTACAGCAAAACTTGCGTCAATTTGATTATTTAACGACTCAATTAAATTACTTCCAGCCGCAGTTACATTCAAACTCATAGAAATATTAGCAGCTCCTATGTCTATTTGCATTCCAAAAACATTAGGCATTGTTAAAGAAAGGCTAATACTAGACTCTCCTTGTACAACTTTAGTGCCTTCTGAGGTCATATTTGTTGTTAAATTAGGAGCAGAAACGCCTTGTAGTATTTTAGTTCCTAGAGAGCTTAAATTTAGCTCTAAAGGTATGTTGCTGCTTGCTCCAAAAGTAGCGTTTCCAGTCGCACTTAAATTTGTTGTTCCGAGTATAATTACTGACCCTAAATCAACTTGAGTTCCAATAGCAGAAAAACTTGTGTTTAAAGGCATCAAAGCATCATCTTCTAAAACTTTTGTGCCTACAGCAGTTAAATTAGAAGTAGCATTAATAGTAGCAGCTGCACTAAAAATAATTCCGCCATTAGCAGTTAAAGATGATGTAGTGTTGATAGTTTGGTTAACGCTAAACGCAAGTATAGGCGTAGCCGCAAAAGTTAAATTAGCGTAAATATTAGCAGAAGCTATCTCATATTGTGGCGTTCCATAGGCTGCTATACCATAATTAAACGACCCAAACCCAACACTAGCCATTTTTAATTAGCAACTATGTCAAGCGCTCCAGCTGCAAATCTAAAAACATCATCTGTAGATACAGTCTTAGAGCTGCTCAAAGTTCCATAAGCCAATAAATTTCCGCCAGATAAAGCGTCCATTACACCGACTGCAACTACAGTTCCGTAATTTGCCGTTGCTGTAGCATATTCTATAGCAGCTGTATTACTTGCAGTATTTCCGCTGACAGTAAATGCTGAAGTTTGTCTAGCATAGCCGCCACCGCTGACTTCTGTTCCAGAAGTTGAGTCCGTAGGAGCTACGGTATATAAAGAAATATATAAAGTTGTTGGAGCAGTATAAGCCGTGCCGCCAAATACATGCTGCAAAATTTTAGTTTCTAAGTAATCTGAAATTCCAGCCATTTTTTTACCTCGTTATATTAATTATTTCCAAAATAAGTTCTTTTTCTGCTGACATTTCCGTAGGTCCTTCTTCTTTGTATCAAAGAGTTTTTACCAAAAGCAGCTCTTTCTTGTTGTAGTCTAAGTTCTTCTAATGCTTTATCAAAAAGACCAGAAAACAAAACTACTCTATCATCTTCCATTAAAAAAATAGAAGCATGTTTGCAACAGCCGTACAAATAAACATCTGGAGCTGTTGTACTTACAAAATTGCTGGTATTAGTTGCGCTAAGTCCGTCAATGTTTGCGTAATAAGTTAATTGTATAGAATAAGACTGGTCTGGGGTAGGACATAATTCTAAAGTATCTCCTACTATTGCATAATATTTTGGCAAACCAGAAACATCATCTGTACTTTTTCTATAAGCATCTAAACTTTCTAAAGATTGTTGAAATAACGGCTGATATTCATTAGTTAAAATTTCTACATTTATGGCGCTAATAAAATCTCCAGCTAATTGCATAAATTGACTATCCGCAGTTGCAGTGCTTCTTTTAATCATGTCTTTATGCTTTAAAATTCTGTTTATCTCTCCTTCTGTTTGGTCAATGAAAGTATCAAGCTCAGAGGTTAAATCTCCTCTGTTCATAAAACTTGCAATTTTTGTTTTTAATTCTTCGTAAGTCATTTTTATATTTTACCTTGCCAAGACCTAAAAGGCTTGTTTTCTGGATTATTTAACCATTTTTTCCAAGCATCTTTATCATTAGCCCAACCTTCTAAACAAGCTTTTTCATAGATAACCATTGGAATTTCAGCAACATGCCTAAATTCTTTACTTGGTGTTTGTTCGCCTAAATGCTTTGTGTACTTAATTATATTACTTACATCTTGCTCAGTGTAAAAAATTCCTCTTTCGTCTTCAGTAACAAAAGAAGAAGTAAAACCAGATTTATGGTTTATAACTGTAGTTCTCTTAGGCATTTTATTTTGAAAAAGGAGTGAGCTAAAAGCCCACTCCTAAATCATTATTAAGTAGTTAAATCAGCTACTACACCGTGAGCAGCTTCATTAGACACTTCTAAACCAAATTCGCTTAGAATTACTTTAGTATCAGCATCTCCGACTTTTGCTAAATCAAAAGTTTCAAAATTTCTTAAATATGAAACTTTAGCAAACTCTGGGTCAACTAAAAGTAAAGACCTATCTCTGCTTCTGTTAGAAGGAATAATTTTTAACTCGCCAAAGTCTGAAGAATAAACAGACACAGCTGCTTCTACAGTTTGAGAGTCAATCATTTGTCTAGCAGATGAACGACCAGTAAACCCAGAAATTTTTCCTTTGTTAACTGGACCTGCAATAGCAGTATCTAAGTCAGCTCCGTTAGTAAACATAGACTCTAAAACACCTTTAAGAAGTGTTTCAGTCAAGTTTCTTTGCGTGCCGTCAGTTGGAGCAGCTCCAGCGCCAGCGCCACTACCGCCAGTTCCTCTTGATACATTAGAAGTCAACCAAGACTCTAATCCACCAGTAACTCTTGCAGTTGTAGCATTACCAGTTGTTTTTGCTCCTTTTTGACAAAGAGCTTGCTCCATGTCCCTTTTAAGAGCTTTAGCTGAAATAGCCATTTGATGCGCTAATTCAGATTTTTTAGCTGCAGCGTTAGAGGCTTCTTGCGACCCAGACACAGTAGCATCTCTGCTTTGTATCATTGCCACATTAGACACTCTTGCTGACGCTGTAGCAGCAGCTCTTGTTATTTCGTTACCTTCTAGCTGTCCGTTTCCAGTTGGGCTAGGAAGGCTCTCAGTTTGCCAGTCGAATACAACATTACTTATATTTCTAGTCCCTATCATAGAAAGAAAAGGAGTAGCTGTTGGGTCAATGTTGTAGATTACATCTGACAAGTCTTCTCTGTTTGCAGTTGCGCTGTATGTATCAAACGCATTTCCTACTTTTGCCATAATAATCTCCTAAAGATTAAATTAAATGTTCAAATAATTTAGCTGCATCTGAAACTTTTCCAGATTTAGCTAACCTTGTTTTGGCTTTTTTTAAAGGAGATGTTGTTTTAACCGTGTTAGAAGTTCCAGCTCTAGCGACTCTTGACTTAGCCTTTTGTGTTGGTTTCTTTTTAGCAGCTTCAGTAGCTTTCTTAAATTTCCACGCATCACGCATCAAAGGTATTAATCTTGCGTCATAGACCGTATTTATTTCTTCTTGAGAAAAACCATAGTTTTTAATGGTATTTTGCACAATAGCAGCTTTTTCAGAAGCGGCTTTTTCTGCATCAGTCCACTCTGGAATTAAAGTTAACAACTGCTCTTGACCTTCTTGTATTTGTTTGGTCATAAGCTCTCTATTTTTCAAAGCTTCTTCTTCTTGAAGTCTAGCTTGTTCTTCTTCAAAAGCTCTTAGCTGTTGTTTTCTTTCATTCCACTTGTTTTTTTCAATTAAATAAGTAGTAGGGTCTGCCTTTTCCAGAGCTTCCCAGTCTGGCTCAGCTTCCATACCATTTTCATAAATAGTTTTCAGCTTTGGCAACAATTCCTTATAAATTTGCCTTTCTTCCTCTACTTGACTTGACTCTGCTTCTATCTGTTTTCTAACTTCAGCAATTTCTTGTGTCTTTCGAGTGTAATCCTTCTGTCTGCTGTATCCTCTGATTAGTTCGTCTTGCGATACCTCAAGTTCTTCTCCGTCAACTTTGACGGTAAAAGAAAGAGGCTGCTCTGTTTCTTCAGTTTCAACTTGGCTTTCTTCTGATTGTTCAGTTTCATCTTCAAAATCTTCAGAAGCTTCTAAAGCTTCTTCTTCTTCTTCTTCTAAAACTTCTTCTTCTTCTAATTCCTCTTGAGCAAGTTCGGCTTCTTGTTCCTCAACTTCAGTTTCTTCAACTTCTTCTTGAGGAGTAAGCATTGCTTCAAAAGCATTAGCAGCTTTATCAATATCGGTTTCAAAACCAGTTGGCTTTGCATTGTTGGTCATATTTCCACCTTATAGTTTGTAGTATTTTACCCTTAAACGGCTAAAACACTCAAGTTAATCGAGTAATCCCTTTTATTTTGTTAATGTGAGATTGTGTTATTTTGCCTCTTTCGATAACAATTCTTAACTGTCTTTCTACTTCTGGCAAAATTCTTATAGCTTGATGCAAAGCCTCTCTAAGCTCTTTTTCTTCTGGCTTGTCTGAGTTTATCCATTTATTGGTATATTCTTCTTTTAAGGTTTGAATAGCATTAGTAAAAACATCACTGTTTAAAACTATTTCCGCTTCTGTTGAATTTTTTATTTCTTTATCTGTAGGCATATTTTTATGAGCTAATCAACTTATCAATTTTTGCTTCTAATCTATCAAACCTATCCAACATTCTTTCCATGTCTTCGTTTAAGTCTTTTTTAGAAACATAGTCTTTAGCTATCTCCTCTCTTGTTTTGTTAATTAAAATATCAATTCTTTTGGTTTCGTTAGCATTTTGTCTAATCGCATAAATAATTGGCGCATAAACTAAAGTTAGTATAGCGTTCCAAATAATATACATAGATACTTCCATATTTAATAGCTCCATACATGCGGTCTAGGTCTATCATTTTCTGGCTCTGATATATCTAAGTGTATAAATCTGCTATTGCCTTTTTGATTTACACCTATGCCAGTAAAACCGAATTTAGCAGCATTAGCTAAAATTATATATGCTTGTTCGCCTCTGCACAAAATATCTACAGCCAAACCAGAAGCATGCACTCCAGATTTAGCTTTTTTTGCTTCTATAGGGTGTTCTAAACATCTATATCCAGAAGTAATTA